TAGCTACGACAAAAGTTATTACTTGATGACAATATTTGATTATTTAAATTCTATACTGTTTAGTAAGAAGAAGATAGAGCTGAACTGTGATGACGAGTCACAGTTCAGTATTTTTATGGTTAATAGATGGAGTTCTTTTTATTCAAAAGATGCTGCAATTTATATTAACCAAACTACTAATACGTACGCAAATTTGTTTAACAGTAAACAAGAACAGTATGATATGTTGCACCACGTACTTCCTAGACTAAAGTACAAACGTCTAGATTACGTGAAAAAGGTTAAGAAAGAGGACGCAGAAAAAGATAAACCTTTGATACCGGAGTTTATGAGCCAAAGAGAGTACCTCCATAACGTTGAATTAGAGAAACTCATAGCTAAATAAAATTATATGAGCGGACAAGTATCAATTGATAAATTAGCAACGAAGAGAAGTTTAATAGACTTAGATAGCTACGGTAAGGGTAATTTTGGTCTTGGTGACGACTTTATCTTATCTAAACTATTTGATGATATTATTTTAGTAGAATTTATTGATGAAGTAAATGATAACTCTGGCGATGCTATTAAAAGAAATGGTATCTTCGTACCAACCAATGCTCTTATTAAAGCATGGAGAAAAGCTCAAGTAGTATTAACCGGTCCAAGTGTAACACAATGTAAAGTAGGTGATATTGTTATATTTCCAAACGATAAAGGTGCAGCAGTATCTAACATTGAAGTTGATGGGCATGGTAAACTAAAGAAAGGTGTATTCTTAAACGAACTTAGAATCTTCGGTGTATGTAAAAAGGTAAAACAAGAATCAATTGCAGAAAACGTAGAATTAATTAATGAAGACAACGTTGCCCAACCTGAAAAACCTACTAAGTCAAAACGTGTGTGAAATAGTGTTTGCTAGACGCAGACCTAAGCCAGATAAACCACCAGTAAGACGTATGCTTTGTACTTTAGATGATAACATTCTAAATAGTACAAACGAAAGATTGTCTTTAAACTATAAACCACCAGGAGGTGCTATGCCATATAATCCAGAAACTAAAAACTTATTATTAGTATGGGATATATTCATGCAAGATTGGAGAATGGTGAATATGGACGCTTGTGATTTAGTAAACACAATACCGGAAAACGAATTTTGGAATTATTTTAACAATACTCTTTTGAAGATGTCTCCTCAACAAAAGATGACTTACATGGACTCATGATCGATAAAACAGAAAAAATGATCAACAATTTCCTGCAAAGGAATATAGTTTTTTACATTAACAGTGAAAAACCGATGAAGTCCGGTAAGCTTTTAATCTTCAAGTTTAAAGATTTTTATTTTAATTTTATTATTAAATCTGATAACGTTACAAAAACGTTTGAAATTCCATACCCTTTTAAAGTAGAAGAAGGTCCTAATTGTTTAAAGTTTTCATATACAATGGAAGATTTTTCTCAAAAGAATATAGATTTGCTTATTAAAGCAAAGTTACTCAAACCTAAAAAAAGAAATAAATTATACAACTCTACAGTTGTTTTATCTGCACTTAACTAATATAATTAGGGGTGTACAGTCGATTCCTTACCAAATTTCCAGATGGCTACAATCCTAGTAGTCAGCAAATTGACCTTATTAAGCGTATAGAGGATGCTTATGCAAAAGGTTACAAATACGTTATATGTACTGCACCTACAGGGTCAGGTAAAAGCTTTATATCAAAGACTTTAGGTAACGTTTCAAATAAATGTACTGATGAGTTTAAAAGGCTTATTACCTCTTACGATGCCTTTAAACAGGACTATGTTGGTAATCACGTACATGAAATAGATTGCTTAAAAGAACCTAGCCACGGTACTTTTGCACTTACTATTACTAAATCATTGCAAGATCAGTATAAGCAATTGTTTGACGACTCTTCGACACTCAAAGGTAAAAGTAATTACCAGTGTGAGGTTAATACTGACGTGGACGTTGAGAATGCACCGTGTCTACTATTGCCAAAGTTAAAAGAAGAGTGTTGGTCAACTAATAAGTGCCCGTATTATAATGCTCGTAATAAAGCATTAATTGATCAGTTTAGTATTCTAAACTATAAGATGTTTCTATCTTTACCAGGACATGTAAAACGTAAAAATTTTATTGTATGTGATGAAGCATCTGAATTAGAGGATGAACTTGTAAAACACTTCTCGGTATTTGTTGAGCCTGAAAGGTTTAAGTTATTAGGGGTTAAAATACCTTTACTTTATTCAGAAGATATGCAACATGTACGTACCTGGCTTACAACATTAATGGCGACGTTAGGTGAACATATTGATTCATTAACTTCAAAGCATAATCATAAAAATGCTACATTAAACATTAATGATAAAATAAAATTAAATTATTTTAAGAACTTTCACCGTACATTAAACTTAATTGACAGTACATGGGAAAATTGTGAGTATGTGGTACAGCGTGAAAAGAGTACAGTAAGAATAACCCCCTTACGTGTAGATGTTTTATCAAAGTACGTATTTGACTATGCTGAAAATGTTTTGTTAATGTCAGCTACAATTGTTGACCATAAAAACTTTGCAAAAACTTTAGGTATTGATCAATACAAATATATTGAGGTAGATAGTACCTTTGATAGTAAAAAAGCTCCTATATACGTTTCAAATGTAGGTAGACTTAATAAACAAAATATTGATAGAAATATGCCAAAGATAGCAAAAGTTATTAAAGACATTTGTGAATCTCACGGTAAAGAAAAAGGTATTATACATACACATACTTTAGATATTACCAAACAATTACAGAAACATTTAAAAGGGGATAGATACTTGTTTAGAGATAACGAATCTAAAAACGATAATATATTATCTAAACATTCCAAATCTAAAGAGCCTACTATTATAGTGAGCCCGTCAATGACGTTCGGTATTGACTTAAGAGATGATTTAGCAAGATTTCAAATAATAGTTAAAGCTGCTTATTTACCTTTGGGTGATAATAGAATAAAACGTTTGTTTGATGAAGATAAAGAATGGTATACTGATAAGATGCTCATTAATTTAGTACAAGCTTGTGGTAGAGGTATAAGAAGTAAGGACGATTATTGTACGACTTATATTATAGACCAAGCTATTACAGACGCTGTTATTGCTAACAGAGCTAAGTTACCAAAGTACTTCGTTGATAGATTTGCATAAATATAAATGTGCAGTCATTTAAACAACATCACACTCAAATGTTAGAAGAGGGTAAATTTGGTAACATACTAAAAGCAGCCACGTTAGCTACTATGGTTGGTTCTTCTGCCCCAGGTATGCCAACGCATGACAATAAAGTAGATACAAGCATACAACAAGCTGCAAACCCAACACCTAGTACTAGAGTAAGTAGTGAAGCTATTTTTAAACAATTAGTAAAACACGAAGGTTACAAAAAACATATATACAAAGATACAAAAGGAATACCTACCATTGGTATTGGTTTTAATTTAAACGATAAAAACAATCAGCGTATATTAGCTAAGTATGGGATTTCTAATCATGAATTGCATAACGGGTTAAGTGATATGGAAATTAGACAATTGTACAATGATACCGTACAGATTGCTATTAAAAATGCTAAACACTTTGCACCTAATTTTGATTCATTACCGAGCAACGCACAGTTAGCTTTAATTGATTTATCTTTCAATTTAGGTGCTAATAAACTAAATGAGTTTAAAAATTTAAAGCACGCTGTAGCAAATAAAAACTTTCATGCGGCAGCTGCAGCTTTAAAAGATAGCAAATGGTACCGTCAAGTCGGTAATAGGGGTATTGATTTAGTTAACCAACTTAAAAACGCTTCTTCTTAAGAATAGTTTTTTTACTTGCTTTAATATTTTTAGGTAACGTGCCTACAAATGTATTCATGTGAGTGTTTGTATCACCCCAAAAACCACTTGCAGCATCTGTTGTACCACTACTTTGATTATCACTATTAAACACATTGTTCATGTGTCCATGTGATTTTGATCTACGTGCTGTTATACGGCGTTTCGTATCAAACGGAACGCGAAAATCTTCATTTACTTTTTTTTTTAGGTTTAGCGCCTAAACCTTTATATCTATCACCGATTTTTTTAATGTATGGGTTTTTAGATAGACCAAGTTTGCTTTTTTCTTTTTCAGAAACTTTAGCATCTTTTTTCATTTCAGCTTTTACTTCAGCTTTTTCTAACCATTTAGGTTTATGAGCTTCTTTTAAGATTTCATTTACTATGGTATCAAACTTCATATAGTATTATTTATTATTAACATTAACGTTTATTATAAATCTTGCTCCAACAGTTGGAGATGTGCTGGTATGATACCTATTACCGTTAAAGATTAAAACTCTACCTTTTTTAGGCTTAACTCTGGCTAACTCTTTAAAGCCAAGTTTAGCAGGGTCTATATCTAAACCTTTAAATGGTACTTCTTCTGTTGTTTTATCAAACAATACCGTATCACCATCAGCATCATTTACATAGTATAGAAACACTGAGTGGGGTTCATCCAAATCTATATGTACACAATCATACTGTTTAATAAACTTTTTATCTAATGGTAATAAACAAAATCCTCTAGCTTGTAATACCTCATTATATTGTATGTTAGCTTTCTTAGCAATTTCTTCTATTAAAGGTACAACAACATCGGTATATACATCTTCTTTAACGTTTGTAAAATTATTGTAAAGAGGTAAACTAAATCCCATAGTACTATCATGCCTTACATCTTCCCTTCTAACTGAACAGACGTTAACACGAAAAGCCCAAGAATTTTGTTTAGTTATAGTTTCTTCAAGTAAGTCTTGAAAATTCTTCTTAACAACGTCATCAATGATGAGATATTCTTTACCGTCAAACATTATTTCTTTTTTCTAATATTGTCTGCAAACTGAGCACGCTTTCTTTCTAACTTGGTGCCTGTTTTTTCTAAACGTTTAAGTTCACTTACTGAAATTTTTTCGCCTTTCTTTTTATGTTCCTGTTTTCTAAGTGCACCTTTTTTGATGCCTTTAACTGCTTTTTTTACCCAGTTCTTTTTAGATTCATTTAAGATTTCGTCAACTAATGTATTGAATTTCATACTATTATTTATATAATCAAGTATGGTTAAAGTCTCAAGTAAAAAGGTTACATGTGTAGTTACAGGCAAGTCTACTGCTTACGCCGGTGAATACCTACAGAAAAAAATAGAAGAATACGGTGGTGAAACTTCTTTAGACAAATATTACGTTTGCAAAGAAGTTAGAGCGTTACTAAAAAAAGGGTATAAAGTTAACGACATACGTAAGATATTAGATGTGCCTGGAGATGTAGACCCGTTACCGGAAGATGTAATTAATGAAATAGAAAAAGATTATCAAAAGACGTCTTTTAAGGTAAATGACATAAGCAGTCAATCTTTAAGCACCATTACAAATTTAACTTACGATAAATCGGATGAAGACGTTGAATCCTTCATAAATGCATATATAATGAATAAGTCATGAAAGAGTCCCGCATCTTAACATTAAATTCAAATCATTCTATAGCTATAAAAAACTCCCGAACCGGTCAGACAATTAAGATACTAACCGTTGATGGTGAAATTATAGGAGGGCCTAGCGTATCTGGAGATACAGGTTACGTTAGTGTTAAAAAAGGTGGTGTAAACAAAACGTATGTATATGATATGACAAAAGGAACAGTTATAAAAATTTTTACTACATGATTGATATTGAAACAGTTAATAAACCAATTGATTATTCTGCTTATAATTTTGTAAGCAGTTTAAAAGAGTATCCTATTTTATTTTTAGGTTTCGTAATTAAAAACCAATATGATAACCTGAGAGTTAATATTGAAGAAAATTATAAGCCTATTAATTTGCTACATTTTAGCAAAGATAGGCAATCTGTTACCGCTCTCAAAGGTATTAAACTAATACCAAATAATAATGTAAAAAAGCTTTATAATGCAATAAAAGTACAAGAGCAACTAGCAATGAATTTAGTTATATACGAAAATCTATTAAATCAGTATGGTTTTGCTTGTAAAGAGACTTACGGGCTTTTTGCTCCAGGTATGTATCCAATAGACTTTACTAATTTAAAATCTATTTGCGATAACGATTTTAATGGAGATAAAAAAATATTTCAACATCTTTTAGGGTTAGATGAAAAGGTTTTTGACTTTCAAAAATTTTCTTCCTTAAAGTTATTCATACTAACAGTATGAACCCCGAACCAACAATAAATAATATACCTATGATTTTTAATGAACAGATTTCACGCAAACCGAATCGCTATCCATGGACGGAAGATTTTATAGAATCCATGCATAACGGTTTCTGGACTGACAAGGAGTTCAGTTTTAAATCAGACGTGCAGCAATTCAAAGTTAATTTAACAGACCAAGAAAGGGAAATTATTATTCGCACCCTCTCTGCTATTGGTCAAATAGAAGTAGCTGTAAAAACTTTCTGGGCAAAGTTAGGAGAAAATTTACCTCACCCATCGTTACAAGATTTAGGCTACGTTATGGCTAACACAGAAGTTATTCATAACAATGCATATGAAAGATTGATTACAGTTTTAGGACTAGAAGACGTATTTGAAGAAAATTTAAAACTAGAATGGATTGAAGGACGCGTAAAGTATCTCAAAAAGTACACGCACCGTTTTTATAAAGATCATAAAAAGCAATACCTATACGCTATTATTCTTTTTACCTTATTTGTAGAGAACGTTTCTCTGATGAGCCAGTTTTATATCATTAACTGGTTTGCACGTAATAAAAACGTACTCAAAGATACTGACCAGCAAGTAAAATATACACGCAATGAAGAAAATATTCATGGCTTGGTTGGTATGAAAATTATCAATACTATTAGAGAAGAATATCCTGAGCTCTTTGATGATGAACTCATGGAAAAGATACTTGGTGAAGCAAAAGAGGCTTACGAATGTGAAGCCAAAATTGTTGACTGGATGGTTAATGGTATTAACGCAGACGGGCTAACTGCTGCACATCTTAAAGAGTTCATTAAAGATAGAATAAATGAATCTCTCAAAGGTATTAATTTCCCCACTGTATTTGAAACAGACCAAAAGTTACTTAAGGATACTGCGTGGTTTAATGAAGAGCTGTTAGGTAATAACATGACTGACTTCTTTCATTCACGTCCTGTCGAGTATTCAAAGAAATCTCAAAGTTTCTCTGAAGACGACCTGTTTTAATCTAAACCTTATACTATAATACAACTATGTCAAACAAAGATATCTATTGGCTAAATAATGACTCACGTAAATTTCTTGCAAGAGGTTACCTATTAGAAAACGAAACCGCAGAACAACGTATTAGAGATATTGCTGAAAAAGCAGAATACTATCTCAACTTACCTGGTTTTGCAGATAAGTTTGAAGGTTACATGCATAAAGGGTTCTACTCTTTGGCATCACCAATTTGGGCTAATTTTGGACGTAAACGTGGTTTACCTATTTCTTGTTTTGGTTCTTATGTGGATGATGATATGGATGCTATTCTTTATAAAATAGCTGAAGTAGGTGCAATGTCCAAATCAGGTGGTGGTACATCTGGTTACTTTGGTGCTATTAGACCCCGTGGTACTCCAATTGGTTCAGGTGGTGAGTCAACCGGTGTGCATCATCAATTGACAGTATTTGAATCCTTAACAGATTATATTTCACAGGGTAATGTACGTAGAGGTTCTTTTGCAGCTTACTTACCAATTGATCATAAAGACATTGAAGAGTTTCTAAACATTAGAAAAGACGGTGATGCAATTCAAAACCTTTCAATTGGTGTTTGTGTTACTGATAAATGGTTTAAACAAATGGTTGACGGTGATAAAGAAAAGAGACGTATTTGGGGTTTAGTAATTAAGAAGCGTTTTGAAACTGGTTACCCATATATCTTTTTTACTGATAATGCAAATAGACAAGCACCAAAAGTTTATAAAGATAAAGGGTTAAAAATTAACCACAGTAATCTTTGCACTGAAATTATGCTTTCAAACGGTGTTGATGAATCGTTTGTTTGTGATTTGTCTTCGTTAAACTTTGAAAAGTGGGATGAATGGAAAGATACCGATGCAGTAGAAACTTTAGTTTACTTTTTAGATTCTGTAATGACAGAGTTTATTAATAAGACTGAAGGTATGAAGTTCATGGACCATCCAAGAAACTTTGCTGTTAATCAGAGAGCTCTTGGTATTGGCGCATTAGGCTGGCATACTTACTTACAATCTAAAATGATTGTATTTGAGTCTATGGAAGCTAAACTTTTAAATACACAAATTTGGAAGTTTGTGCGTACTAAAGCAGATCAAGCATCGGAGCAATTAGCTAAAGAATATGGTGAACCGCCTTTATTAAAAGGATATAATCGTCGTAATGTAACTACATTAGCAGTTGCACCTACAACATCTAGTTCGTTTATTTTAGGCCAAGCATCACCTTCTATTGAACCTCTTAACTCTAATTACTTTACAAAGGATTTAGCTAAAGGTAAATTTACATACAGAAATCCGTACTTAGAAAACTTATTACAAAGTAAGAACAAGAACACTGAAGCTGTTTGGAAGTCTATACTAGTAAAAGGTGGTTCAGTACAACACTTAGAGTTTTTAACGCAAATAGAAAAAGATGTGTTTAAGACTTTCGGTGAAATTAGTCAGAAAGAAATTGTAATACAAGCAGCAGCTCGTCAAAAATATATTGATCAAGGTCAATCATTAAACTTAATGATACCACCAGATACTAAGCCAAAGGATGTAAATGACTTACTTATCTTTGCTTGGGAAAATGGTATTAAGAGTTTATATTACCAACGTTCAGCTAACCCAGCACAAGAATTAGCACGTTCTATTTTAACTTGCTATAGTTGTGAAGCTTAATATATATTATTGTGGAAGGTAAGTGCTCCTGTAATAACATTTCATATAAAGAAATTTGTCACATCGTTGATAAACACGACGATGTGAAATCTATAGACGATTTACAGCAATATTGTTATTGTGCTGATAAATGCAATAACTGTAGATCTGATATAGAAGAAATTATAGATTTTTTTAGAAAAGAAAAATAATTTACTTTACTCCGTGCACTCTTCTTGATGAAGTTACTGGTGAAGTGTTTTGATTAATTTCTTTAGCATCATTTCTTACATCAGAGTTTACATCGTACAATGTAAGAGGAATATTTCTAAACACGTGAGAGTGATCACTT